TTGGCGCCGCTCTTCGAGCGTCTGCACCGGCCCCGGAGGGGGAAGTAGCTCGGTCCCCGTCCATCTCCATCCCTTGCCCCCGCCGTATTCGTCAGCATCGACCATGTCGACCGAGCGCGCGTTGACGATCAGGGTGTTAATGACGACGCCATTGGCGTCGAGCACATGAGCTCGCATCTGAAGTCCTCAGTATTCGATGATGATCAAGCCGGGGAGGCCGGCTTCGCCCTTGCTTGAGCCAGCATAACCACCACACCCATAGCCCACGCCCGGGGCCACCTGCGCCGGCAATGGTGCCTGCATGCCGGGCGCTCCAAACAGTGACATACCGCCCCGGCTGTCCTTCTGACTGGCAGAAGTTCCCGTATAGCTATGGCCCGACCCGCCAGGCACATTTATAGCTCCGCCAGTTGCAGCCCCGCCGGCGGCATAGAAGCCCAAGGTGTCAGCCAAGCCGCCCTTGCCGCCGCTGGCGGTCATGCCGGACATAGTCGTATCGCCACCGTCGAAGCCACCCGCGCCTTGCGTGTTCTGCTGAGCGCCGCCCGCACCGACTGTATACGCAATGCTTGCGCCAGGCGTGACGGTCACAGTGCCGATAACGGCGCCACCACCGCCGCCAGACGAGCCGCCGCCGTTCGCGCCAAAACTTGCGGGCCAGCGCGCACCGCTCCCACCGCCGCCGATCAGCGTCAATTTCAGTCGAGTGACGCCGGCCGGGACCGTGAACGAACCAGAGCTCGTCTTTACCTCGATTGTGCCCGCCCCAAACATTGCGTCGAGCTTGGCCTTGTCAGTCGATGACATGAAACCATTGACGGAAGTCGTCACCGCCGCATGGGAAGCACCGCCAGAGCCCAGGTGCGCCGATATCTGCGCCTGAAGCTTGCCGAGGGCGGAAAGGACTGTGTCCGTCGCCGTGATTGCCGCGTTTGTCGCCATGCTCACGCCGGTAATCACGGTAGCGAGAACGTCGGTGGCGAAGTCCCTCCATGATTTGTCACCGCGGCGATACTGAGAGGTCGTGCCGGCAGCGATTGCTGGTTCCGCCCCAATGTCACCCGGCGAGGGGCGCGGGTGGACGTGATCTTCTCGCGAAGCAACTGCCGCAGACCCGGCCGCCGCCGAAGCCGCCAGCGGAAGCGCCGCCGCGCTACCCACGGCGGCAGCGCCCGTCGCGATGCCGTTGAGCTTCACCTTGTCAGCGGCAATCATGAAGCCGTTGACCGTCGTCGTCACCGCGGCGTGAACAGTCCCGCCAGCGCCGAAGTGCGCGTTAATCTGCGCCTGGATCTTCCCAAATGCCGCAAGAACAGTGTCGGCCGCCACAACTGCCGAGTTTGTGACAGTGGAGAAGCCTGTCAGGACGGCGGCTCGAACCGACGTCGCGAAATCGACCCAGCTTTTGTCTCCGCGCAAATACTGCGATGTCGACCCGCCACCGAATGATGGCTCCGCACCAATCTGCGCGGGTGTCGGACGGGGGTGGACGTGATCGCTGCGAGCGGCGGTATCTGCCGAGCCCGCCGAGCCGGAGGCGGCAAGCGCTGCGCCGGCAGTATTGCCGAGCAAGACGCCATCTTCGGGCAGAACCGAAAGCACCCACTCTTGCGTCGCGTAGATGAGCGAAGGGTCGATTACGATTTCGACGACCTCGGCATTGGCCACGCGGATGGAGGCGCGAACGGTCATCTCGCGCGTGGAGCCCTCTGCGGAGACGGGCTTGTAGGTCGCCGGGAAACTGCCATACGCGAAGAGATCGCCGTCGGCGTCGATGATGCCTACTTCGTGAACGTGCCAGCCGCCCACGTTCGACGGGAAAATGCCCTCGACGACAATGACAGAGGCGTCGCCAGGATCGACGCCGAGGGATGCGACCGTGACCCGCGCACGCTCATTCAAAAGATCGAGCTCAGTGCCAACAGGCGCGCCGATCGGGGCGCCGTTGCCGTCGCCAATGGCGACATGCGTGAGCAGGACCGAGGTCCCTCCGGCCTGTGCAGCCGCGATCTTGGCGGCGCCCGAGGTCGTCAATTTGGTGAAATAGGTCATGCGGGCTCCGCGGCAATGGAGACGCGTTCGCCGAGATAAACCACGGCACCGACATATTCGGTCGCTCGCGTGACCGCCTGAATGTCGACGCCTGTCATATGGCTACGCAGATTCTTGGTGGAATTGGAAACGGCAACGACACGATCGAAGGCCTCGGCCGATGCGATGCCTTGTTGATCGACAACGAAGGCGCACGAGAAAGTGTAGGGCGCGCCCATCGGCGTCTTTTGAAACCACTCGGTTACAACGACGTCGAGGCCAATGCCCTGAATGGCCAGTCGCAAAGCGCCAGCCGTTCCCTTTCTCGCGTGGACGCCAAAGCTGGCCTTTATTGCGCCGCGCTTTTGAGCCTCAGTCCATGTAGTGAACCAGTCATCCACCGACTCGGCCCACGCCAGCCAAGGCAAGAGCGCGGCTGGACAAGCATCCGGATTCCATAGCGTCGCGATCGGGACGGGCACGTCCTCCACGCGGGAACCAACGCGCGAGATTGCCCGCTCCAGCGGCGTGGCGTTGGGCGGCAGGAGATCAGACATCGGTTTCCGCCGCGACCGTCACGGTGATGCCGGAGGCAAAATACGCTTCGCCCTCACCGGCAACCAAGTTGGCAGCGGGCAAAGTCAGGTTGACTCGCTGGACGCCGGGCCGATGCAGTGCTTGGTGGAGGCCGGAGATCGCCACGTCATGGCCAAGTTGATGCACATCGGCGGCGTAGGCGCGAACCGCGTCCTCGGCGGCTTGGCGAATAACGTCCGCATCTGGACCGGGGAACATGACGAGCTCGGCCTCAATCGCGTACGTCGTGACGTCGGCCGAAACCACCGTCACGAAATCGGTCAGCGGTCGAATCTCATCGGGGTTCAGCGCCGCCTCGACGGCGTCGATCAATTCCGGCGAAGCATCTCCCGAGCCCTCGCGCGAGAGAACATAAACGGTGACGCGACCAGGCTCCGGGCTAACGGCCTGAATGCCTTTGACGTCAGGGTCAGCGCTCGACGCGTGGAAAATATAGCTGCCCTCAGAGCCGGCAGTCGTATAGCCCTCGGGCGAAAGCTGAATGCGACGACGGAAGTCCTTGTCGGATTCCCCCTCCAACCGAGCCACGCCCTTGTTCGCGCCGATCTGGTCAAGATCCGATCCGGCAGCGAAGGCGAGCATGATGGCGCGTGCGCCATCGTTCACTCGTCCGCGAATGAGGAATTCGCGATAAGCGAACGCCTGGATGATGATCGCAACCGGCTCGGTTTCGAGATGGGCGGTATCGAAGGGGATATTGGCGGCCGCGAAGCGCGCCTCCAAGTCCTCAAGCATTTCCGCGAGGATTGCCTCGTAGCTCAGCGCCTCGACGACGTTCGGCGCCGGAAGCTGCGAAATGTCGAGGCCGTCGCTGTAGAACCGGCTCACAATGGCACCATCACAGATTGAGGCTGCGCAGCGGAGAAGTCGCCAAGGTGTCCGCGGGGGAAGTAATCACCGTGCGCGCGAAGTGAGAGCTCGCCCGGCGCCACTGAGTCGACCGTCATCCGCTTGACGCGGAAGCGCGGCTCAAACTTGCGGACCGCAGTCGCGGTATCGGCATAGAAATCGATTAGGGTCGCTCGATTGATCGGGGCATCCACACGGCGCGGGAGGCCGGAGCCAACATGCCGGCGCATGACGCGCGAGCGCAGCGCCGTGGTGACAAGCACGCCGATCGACTGCGCTACGTGCGGCCAGCCATCCAGAATCTTTCCAGTGTTGCGATCGAGCCCGGGCATGGGGCGATAATGGCGGAAACGTGGGATTTGATTGGGTTGGTTGGGTGGCGGCGGTCATGCGGACTCGAACCGCTAACCCGCATCCCGATTTGCCGATCGAGACTTGTGACGCCAGCAAACGCGCGCCTATCCATCTGACGCTCTTGACCGCCGCCACCCGCTCGCGCCCATTGGCGAGCACTCCGCGCTCCTAGTGCGCGAATATGATTTGGGTGGCGGCGACCGGGCATCTATCCGACATCGCCACCACCCATGTCGGCAAGCCTCTAGCCGACGCTCCCTTTCGGGTCACGCTTTGCCGGTGCTATTCCCTGCGCTCGGGAAGAGGTGGCCACGGCTCCACCTTTCGGACCTTGCGCGCCAGCGCAAGGAAACTGGCCGGGATCGCGGGCCACCTCTCGCGAGGGTATGTCCCCATCCCGTACTAAGCCCGGCCGAGCCCAGCGCCGTACTTTCCGGCTGTCCGCTTGTTGGATTGGCACTCCGCCACCCTATCGCCGGGAGCCGGCGCCCAATTTAGAGCCGAGGGAAGGCGAGGCGCCGTAACGTGGCAACTCACGGCTCGCTAATCGCCAGCTAGACTTCGCGGGGTGCCGGGTACGGTCACTACTCCGTCCGGCTGCATTCTGAAGTGATCCCGAGCGAGTATGAAGCGCTCGGGCAGAATACCCCCTGCTCGGAATGGCGCGAGGACGTTGTCGATTAGACCCTCGCTTTAATCCGCGCGTTCATAACGGTCCGCAGAACCATAATAAGGTGGGGTGACGGCCCGGAGAGGGGCAGGAGGGCCGTCACCCGGTTCGGCGCCCAAGGGGGGGGCAAGGCGCCGAAATTCAATTCGAATTACTTCATCTCTACCTCCAGCGTCGCGTTGTCGCTTTCGATGCAACGGATATGACGGACGCGATCTCCGGTGTCAACGGAAAGTTCCGCTACACAGGCTCGCCGCTTTGCGCTCCGCCAGCCTGAACGCCTGAGTGCTTGTGATCTTTACCAATATTCTTTCCGTCATGGGTAATCGACCCGCCCTCAATGGCAACGCCTTCGCCGCTGATCGTCATTGAAACCCCGCCGACCGTTAGAGTGATGGCCTCTTCCGTCACTTCAACGGACGATTCGCCGACTCGGAGTGTTGCGGTCGAAATCGCCTCGACCAGGAATGCCCCCGTGTCGCGATCGTATTCGATGCTCGCGCCGTCCGCGAAGATCTTGCGCCAGAGCCCGGCCTTGTCGCCTGGCGCGGGCGTCTCATCGGAATAGATTGCCGCCGGCAGGACGATACCGTTCTGAAGTTCGCCGGCCTCGGACAGCACGACGACACGCTCATCGACTTCAAGCGGATGCCAATCAGCATCTCCGCTTGCTCGCCCGCCGGCCATAGGCAGCCAGCCAGTAATCTGGTGGCCATCTTCATCGTCTTCATCGCCGATCAGGACGCGGACGCGCGCTTTGGCGTAATCGACTTCATGCACATGGCCGAACTTGACCGCGTCAGCGGCCCGGCGCTCGGCATCCGTGACCTCGGGATTACCGACGCCACTCGCGCCGCGGCCAAACATCGCACTCACGGCTCGTCCTCACATGGGCACTCTACGTCGATCCGCTCTCGCGGTCCGCCATTCACGACCAAGCCCACATCGATTGGGCAGTCGAATTCATCGTCATCCTCGGTCCGCCAGGACCGGAAATATTTGGCCTCGTAGCGGAGAAGCGCGCCGCCCACCGGCATCTCGAATTCTTGCGAAGTCTCGATTTCCGTTTCGATGTGGCGAATTTCGGCCGAGGGCATCCCCGGAATTTCGAGGCCGTCGATAATGGGCTCGATCACTTCCGCGAGGTCGTCGAGCTTGTCATCGAGCACGTCACCGCCCGCGACGGTGAGCTCAACAAAGAGCTCGCAGGAACGCCATTCCCATCCTGAACCGGATGGTGAATTTTCAAGCTTTCTGTCGCGGCGAGTGTAGATGAGCCCGACTGGCCCTTCTTGCATGAGCACTGCCTCGACGTTCACCGGAGGCTCGCGAGACGGCCAGACGCGGTCGGCCAATGCCGTTCCGGCACCCACGATAGCCGCCTTCGTGGCCTCGCGGATCTTGCGGCGCGGATGCGTCATTTAAGCTTCACCGTGACGTAGGCCATTCCGGTCCCGTCGTGCTGAATATCGAAGATGCTGTGCGGCCGATCGCGAATGGTCACGGTCGCCCGACCGGCAAGGGCCTTGGGAAAATCGATGTCGCGGGCCTGAAAGCAAGGGGACGAACCCGACGGGCGCGCGCCCTGCTTATCGGGAAATCGGTTTTCGAAGCTGCCCGTGTTAACGGGCTTCGCGTCGAATATGACGATGCGGGAGAAAGCCTCGCCTTCGTCCGGCGCGACGTTCACCCACTCGGCGAAATCATCTTCGTCGAAGAACTCCAGGCGCGATTCATCGTCTTCGATCATCGCGCCTGGCGCTCCATGCTCTGATTATTCGGACTCGCGCTCGGCAAACACGGCGTCGATTTCCTCGGCGGTGACGTTCGGATCGTCGAGGACGTCGGCGACCGCCTTGACCTTCGGCCGCCCGGCGCGTTCGCCGGTTTTCACGAAACCGTCATCGTCCAGAAGGTCGATCGCGTCAGCAATTGCCTGGCGCCGCGTCGCGCCCTCCTCGCCGCCGGCGTCGGGTTCATGTGCGCCCTCGTTGCCAGCATCGTCCGAGGCATCGTCGAGGGCATCGGTCGTCCCGACAATGTCATTGTTCTCGTCGCGACCCGCAAATTCGCGGGCCTGAGTGATCGAGCCGGCAATCCGCGCCTCACGCTCGTCTTCGGTGAGTGCATTCCATTCGGCCGACGTCATCTTGCCGCACGCGGCCGCGACGATTGTGCCCAGCGGAACCTCGATATCGCCGATCGCAACCATGGCGGGCTGAATCGAGGATCCGAGCAAGATGTCGTCGCCGGCGCTCTCGACAGTCGGCGCACCGGCCTCCGGTTCGTTCACGATGGCCTCGACTTCGACTGCAAGCGCGTCGATATTGATGATGCTCTTCGGATACAGCGCGATCAGCGCCTCCCCCTCGGCATCCTCGACGGTGACGAAGGGAAGCGGAGGGCTTTTGCCCTCCGGCCCCGTCAGGGTGAGTCCGTTCCCACGCAGCCGCATATCAACGCACCTTCAGCGATTTGACGTTGTTCCGACGATACGGAACCAAGAGCGGCGCCGACTGCGTCAGATATTCCCACCGGCTCGGATTCCAGTGGAGCTTGGATTTCGTGAAGTACTGGCGGGCCTGAATGCCAGCTTCGAAATCCTGAATGGCGCCGAAGTGGCGAACACCGTCGATCGAAGCGCCGCCGATGATTACGCCATAGGCAGGCAGCGGACGCACCGTCGTCATCGTTTCCGGATCGGTATAGGTGCCGGAATAGGTCCAGAAGCGCAGGTAGCCCGACTTGCCGCGATACACGACACCATCGCGGGGCTGATTGACGTAGCCCATGAGGACTTCGACCATGTCGCCGTTCCGCAAGGTCTTGTCGATCGCGTCCTTGGGAATGGAGGGCTTGAACAGCTTCCAGGCCTCGGGCGAGAATATCACGTCCGTCGGCATGTAGCCCGTTGCGTCGGAAAGCTCCTGCGCCTCGGCGTCGATGTCATCCCACGGCGAAACGCCGGCCTCGCCCCAGCGAGTGCCGCCGGACTTGACGACGGTATTCTCCGCGCGGCGCTTGAAGTCGACGACGCGGGTCGGATAGTCCTCGCCCGAGATCGTGGACAGACCGGTCATCAGGACTTCGCCCGCCATGACCTCGAAGCGGCCGTTCTGCATGTCGAGCGCTTCGTTCAAGTTCCACTTGATCGCGCGGTCGAGGCGCTGCGCCTGCGTCAGAGTGCCGCCGATCTTCTCGCCTGGCAGACGCTTGGAGCCCTTCTTGGGGTCGAACAGCCGCCGATCCTTGGTATAGGCGGGGCGGAGGGAATCCGTCTCGTAGCCGAGGCCGACGATGAGCTTGCCCTCGGCCAGCGGCGAAACGAACGGCGTGATGAGCTTGCGGCCGTTGGTCGTGTCGAAGAGGACCGTTTCCTCTTCCGACACATCCAGGCCGGGGAAAAACGCATCCACGAGGAAAGTCGTGCGATCGGGCAGGTTGTCGATAACCCGATTCAGCGTCTGAGTGCTGTGAACGTCGACCATGAAATAATTGCTCCCGAAGGGTCGGCGTCAGCCGATGATTTTGTCGAGGATGAGCCCGCGATCGATGCATGCATCGTCGATGCTCGCGAGTGTGTGACCGGTGCCGAGGATCACCGCTCCGCCGTTGCAGCGGCCACGCCGGCCGACGACGGCCTCGACATCCGCGGAGGTCGCGTCGACATCATGTAGAAGGATAGCGCGGACGGTCTGCGAGCCATCGGAGGCCGCGGACAGCGACTTGATCCACTTGCCGGAGGCGGTGACCTTGCCGAGTGCCGTGCCGCGGGCGAGCGCACCGGCGCCACTCGCGATGGTCACCTTGCGACGAACATCGAAGTTGTCGAGGAGCTTGTCTTCGACGACCGAACCTTCCGACGTGACGCCGGCGGCGTGGGAATGGCTGTAGTTGAGAGTCATGGTGTCCCTTCCGTTCAGGCGGCAGCGATGCGGGCGGCGATGGTGTCGACCATGTCTTCACCCTCGGCGGCGGCGCTGGCGGCCGCGACGGCGGCCGCAGCCTCTTCGTCGGTTTTCAGCGCTGCGAGCGCCGAGGCGGCGGGCGTCTTCTGAGGATTGGCCGCCGCGGCGGCCGCAGCCTGCTCCGCCTCCTGTGCCGCCTGCGCAGCGGCGGCGACCCGCGCCGCAGCCGCCTTGTCGGCCTGCTCCAGCGCGAACGCCTCGACCGTCGCGCCGGCGGAAATGGCCGCACTCACCGTCGCTGCGTCCAGGCCAAAGCCTGCGGCGATACGATTGATGCCCGCATAGCGCGCATTGGCGCTGGCGGTTGCCTCGGCGACGGCGGTCGCAATGGCTGCGTTCATGTCCGCCCTCGAAATGCTTTCGTCGCTCATCTTGGCTCCCGTGGTCCGTGTCTTGCGGCTGCCGGCGGAAAGCTCCGCAAGCACGCCCTCAAAATTCCCAAGGCGATCGGCCAAACCGGCATTGACCGCCTCAACGCCGACCAAGATGCCGCCCTTCCCGAAGTTCGACAGGACCGTTTCAATGTCCCTGCCGCGATAAGTGGCCACGGCCTCGACGAAGACCTGCGCCATTGCGTCCACCACAGATTGGAAGTGCGCAGCGCCGTCCTTCGAGCCGGGGTCCGGGTTTTTCAGTGGCGATTGACTTGAAATGAAGGTGTGGGTCGTGACGCCCTTGGGCTCGTCGCGCGACCGCATCGCCCACTGCACGCCGATCGAGCCGAGCACCGCTTGCGCGTCGATGACAATTTCGGCGCACGGCGCGGCGACCCAAAAGCCGGCAGAGCACGCCATGCCATTTACATAGGCGACGACCGGAAACTTGCCGCGCAACGATGCGATGTACGCCGCGAGTTCACCCGCGCCAGAGGCCTCGCCGCCTGGCGTGTCGAGGTTGAGAATTGCGCCCTTTAGCTTCTGATCGACCGCCAATTGCAGATCACGGCGCATGATTTCATATGACGTCGCGCCCGACATCGCGGTCATGAGATTGGCGCGTTTGAACATTGGTCCGTTGGCGGAAATGATCGCAACGCCGTCACGCACCCGCATTTGGTCTGCCTGCGCGACGCTCTTCGCCCGATAAGCCTCAAGCGCCTCGGGGGTCGTTTCATGCTCGCGCGCAGCGATGGCCAAAAGGCCTTCGAGTGCGTGCGTCTCCATCGCCCAGACGACATTCTCGGCAGCCTCAAGGGCGCGAAAGCTCATTCCTCATCTCCTTTGGCGGAAGCGCCCCGTTCGGCAGGCTCAGGCTTCGGCGGAAGCGGCACGGCGGGCACAAAACCCTCGCGCCATTCGAGCTCACGGCGGCGCTGCTCCTGATTGCGGTAGGCGTCGCCGCCATTCTTTTCGGTGGTGATGGATTCGATTGTCTCGACGCCCAGATCGATCCACTTTTCCGCGGCGTCCGCGTCCTTCTTCGCGTCGAGGACGATCGGTGCGCGACCGAGCCACCGCGAACCGCACCACGCCGCGCGCTTGACCGGATCTTCGAGAAAGCCCGGCGCCACGATCAGGCCGCGCGTAATCATCTCAAACAGAAACCATTCGTAGATCGGCTGGCAGAAATTGCGTGCGAGCCAGGTTCGATCGTCTTCGAAGTATTGGCGCGCTGTTTCGATCGCCGCTTTCGACGCCGTGTAAGACGACGAAAAGTGCATGATGAGCACTTCGTAGGGAATGCCGAGCGCGATACCAATCTGGCGAATGACGGCCAGGAAGAACGGATCGAAATTCGGATTCGGCCTGTTCGGATTGGCGATCGTGATATCCTCGCCTTCCGCAAGGTCGACGATCGTCCCCGAGCCCAAGGCCATTTCATTGCCGCCCACCGGCACGCCATCGCCACCCATCGGGCCGGTGCCGGGGATAATGCCGGTATCACCGCCATCGCCCTCAGGCGTCTTCACGAACACCGTGAAGAATGCCGAGACGACGGCGGCCATGAGTTCGGCCTCGGCGTATCGGTCGAGCTGCTTGAGCGCCTCAATGACCGGCGCCAGCGCCGGAATTCCGCGCGACTGGCCAATCCGGTCCGTCTTCATCAGATGGACGATAAGGGGTTGGCCCGATTTGCCGCGCACAGGGACACGCTTCCAGTCTTCGGGCTCATAGGACTGGCGCACGGCGACGTCGCCGGGATGCTGATTGAGGATATGGCAGGCAATCGCCTCGCCATCTGCGTCAACCTCGATGCCATCGCGGATATCAGGGCCGCCGGGCTTCGGCGTCAGCTTGTCATTTGGTGTGCTGACGCGGTCCGCTTCGACCAACTGGACGCAGAGCGCCAGGAACGAAGTAGACTCCTTGAACCGCCGTAGCGCGAAGCAATCACCGCTGTCCCATGACGAGGTGTAGGCGACGACCTGCTGCTCATAGAAATTGGATTTGCGATCGACGCTCGCCATTTTGGACTGCGCCCAGAGGTCGAAAAGGACCTCTGTCCGGTCCTCCCAGGCTTCGGCCTCGCTTTCCGAAATGCCGAGCAATTCGCGCTGCAGGAC